AATCTGTAGAAGAAGACTTCTCTGCTGAAGACTTAGATGCAATAGCCACTTTATATGACTTAGAAGATGCTATGCTGTCTTCTTATGGCGTAGAATTAGAAAGTTATAGTGATTATCCAGATGCTGCTGTAAACAATGCAAAAAGAGCCTTAGAATGGAGAAAAGAGAATGGGAGTTCTTGTGGGACATCAGTAGGATGGAGGAGAGCAAGTCAACTTGCGAGCCGACAGCCAATAAGCCGCTCAACAATAGCAAGAATGGCATCATTCAAGAGACACCAACAAAACAAAGATGTTCCTTACTCAGAAGGTTGTGGAGGAATTATGTGGGATGCTTGGGGTGGTTCAGCAGGAGTTAACTGGGCTATATCTAAACTTAAAAAGATAGACAATGATTAACGGATGGGAGATTAGTATAGGGTTTTACCCTGGAATATTGTTTGGAATTAGAACATATAAGTATAACGAGACCAATACTATTGACCACGTTTTATACTTGCCTTTAGTAGACCTATGCTTAACTATTTATAAAGAAGAAGATGAATAAAGAAACTGCAAGTAGGACAAGTCCAAAATCATCTAAAAGAGGATGCCTTTGTAAAAATGGAACCTACTCTACTAAATGCTGTAAAGGGAATATGATTAATCAAGGATTAGGTGCTTTAAGTGGCGGTCACACTTCTGAAATATCACAGATACATAAGAGTTTTAATAATGATTTTAATAACAATTTTGCAATATGACAAGCCAAGAAATAAAAGATTTACAAGACACTAATTTAGCAACTAATGATGCTCACGAAATAACAGCTGCCAAGTTAAGAGAGGTAACAACTGAACTAATAAAAAATGATGGCGGTGTTGTTTATTATGTAAACGGAAACACTACGCCTCAATCTGCAAGTTCTGGAGTAGAATTGCGTTTGATTCACGATAGTGCTGGATATACTGTAAGCACTTACAAGCCTTATTATATTGTAGACCCTATAATTTCAAACAATTCAATACAATTAAATCAATTGCCTAACGGGGCGGTTGTTAATTTTAGATTTGAAGGTCAAGTTAATACACCTAATTCAACCGAAGTAAGATTCTTTATAAAAGTCAAAAACTCATTAGGAGCGGAAGTGTTTACTCTTCCTTTTTTAGATTTATATTATAAAACATCTGGAACACACACTTGCGTTGCAAGTAATTTCTTTTTTATTGATTCAGATATATCTAACGGAACTGTTGAATTTTATTATAAGTCAGACAGTAATTCTACTGTATTGTGGAAAAATATTGTAATTAATATAACAAGTTAAAATTAAATATATGTTTAAAAGTAAGAAAAGTAAACAAAAGAAAGAAGAGGCTCCAAAGCCTCTGATTCAAAAAGTAGAAGTACAAGAAGTAAAGAAAGATGACGGAGTAAGAGTTATCACAAGAAGTAATGGATAGTTGAAAATATAACAATAAGTTGTATATCAGTTATCATAACATATTTAGTAAATAAATAAACCAATTAATATGAACGCAAAAGAAATCGTTGACAAATTCAAGGAGATTCTGCTTTCTAAGCCTGAAGAAGTAGCTGCTGAAGCTATTGAGGTACAAGAAGAAGTAGTTTTATCCGAGCAGGAGCAAGAGGTTTTAGCTGAAGATATGCCAGAAGGTGCGGCAGAAGACATCGTAGAAGATGTTGTTGAAAGCGAAGACAAGTATGCTACTAAAGAAGAGTTGGCTCAAGCAATGGCTGAAATGAAAGCTATGTATGACCAAATTATGGAATCTATGAGTACAGAGGAGCCTAAAGATGCTCCTGCTGAGTTAGCTGATGAGGCTACTGAGTTATCTGCTCAAGAAGAAGTAAAAGAATTAACTCACTCTCCAGAAGAGGTAGTTGGTTCAAGAAATTTAAACTTGTATGCTCAAAAAAGAGCCGCTACAACATTTGACTTAGTATTATCTAAAATCTCTAAATAAACAAAATGGCAACTAACACATCTATCTCTACTACTTACGCAGGTGAATTTGCTGGGAAATATATTTCTGCTGCATTATTATCTGCTTCTACCATTGAAAATGGTGGAATTGAAGTAAAACCAAACATCAAGTACAAAGAAGTAATCAAAAAGATTGCTACTGACGATGTACTTAAAAACGCAACTTGTGACTTTGATCCTACATCAACTGTTACATTAACTGAAAGAATTATCCAACCAGAAGAGTTTCAAGTTAACTTACAATTATGTAAGAAAGACTTCCGTTCTGACTGGGAGGCTGTACAAATGGGAGTATCTGCTTTTGATAGCTTACCTCCATCATTTGCTGATTTCTTAATCGCTCACGTTGCTGCTAAAGTAGCACAAAAGAACGAAACTAACATCTGGGCTGGAGTTAATGCTAACGCTGGTGAGTTTGACGGATTAGTTACTTTAATGACTGCTGATGCAGACGTAACTGACGTAACAGGAACTACTGTTACTGCTGCTAACGTAATCGCTGAGTTAGGTAAAGTAGTTGATGCTATTCCTGCTGAATTATACGGAAAAGAAGACTTATACTTATATGTATCTCAAAACGTAGCAAGAGCTTACGTTAGAGCATTAGGAGGATTCGGAGCTTCTGGATTAGGTGCTGCTGGTACAAACGCACAAGGTACTCAATGGTGGAACAATGGTTCTTTATCTTTTGATGGAGTTAAAATCTTTGTTGCTAACGGACTTGCAAGTAACTACATCGTAGCTGCTGAAAAATCTAACTTATACTTTGGTACAGGTTTATTATCTGACCACAACGAAGTAAAAGTTATTGATATGGCGGATATTGACGGATCTCAGAATGTTAGAATCGTAATGAGACTAACAGCTGGTGTACAATACGGAATCGGTTCTGATATCGTTCTTTACACTCCTGCATAAGTAACACTTAAATAAAAATAAAGGGTAGGTAAGCCGTAAAGCCTGCCTACCCTTTTTTAATTAATCTATAAAACATAAAAACATATGGCCTGCGATTTATCATTAGGAAGAATTGAGCCTTGTAAAGATTCAGTAGGTGGTTTAAATGCCATTTACTTTGTAAACTTTGGGGACTTAGGTGCCATCACTTATGATGTTACCAATACTGATGTTATTGATGCGATTGCTGGAACTCCAAATGCGTATAAGTACGATATTAAAGGAACTTCAACATTTACACAAAACATCCAATCAGATAGAGCTACTGGTACTACTGCTTTTGAGCAAGTATTAGAAATCACTTTAAAGAAATTAAGTGTAGCTGACCACAAAGAGTTAAAATTATTAGCTTACGGAAGACCACAAGTTATCGTTGAAGATTACAACGGAAACTACTTCTTAGCTGGATTAGAACACGGAATGGACGTAACTGGAGGTACTATCGTTACTGGTGGTGTAATGAATGAATTAAGTGGATACACTTTAACGCTTACAGGAATGGAAAGAGTTCCTGCTAACTTCTTGGGAGATACTCCTACAGCAGTTGGATTTACAGTAGTAGCTGGTTCTTAAACACAGTACTATAAAATAAAGAAAGGGGGAGGGTTTATGCCCTCCCTTTTCTATTTAAAACAAAAAACATACTTTTCAGTTATCATATTATGATAAGATTACTACCAAGTACAGATGCTCAAACAATTGCAGTTATTCCAAGGGAATTTCCAACTGTAGCTGCATCGTTTACTAATGTTAGTTTGACAATAACAGAGGATGGAACAAACAAATCTGAGACTATTACAGATATTGAAGCAACGATTCCAGATAGCGATAGTAATTTTGTATATATGGATATTGCATTTAGTATACTATCTGAGGAAAACGCATATTATTTAGAGTTTACAAGAGGAGGCTCTTTATTTTACAGAGATAAGGCTTATGTAACAAGCCAAACTGATGACGAGATTGTTCACACTATAAATACCAATAAATACAATGAATACGCTGGTAATGGTGATGATGAATATATAGTATTATAATATGAAACACAGAAACGTAACAATACAGCCAAAACAGAAAGTACAAGGTTCTACAAGAATCGTAAACTTGTCTGGATACCAAACACCAACTGTTAAGGAAGTTTATGGTAAGGATTGGGTTCAATATGGCGAAGATAACGACTACTTTGACAACCTAATAGATAAATACTTAGGTAGTCCTACCAATGCTCGTTGTATTAATGGTATTGTTGATATGATATATGGCCGTGGCCTTGAAGCCACGGACTCTGACATTAAACCAGAGATGTATACTAAAATGAAGATGCTTCTTAAATCAAGAGAGATTAAAAGAGTGTCTAATGACTATAAGATGCTTGGTCAAGCGGCTGTGCAAGTAGTATATAACAAACAAAAGACAAGTATAGTAAAAGTACTACACTTTCCAATGGAAACATTGAGAGCAGAGAAGGCTAAAGATGGTAAGATTAATGCTTACTACTATCATCCTAAATGGGCTGAAATAAAGCCTTCTGATAACCCTAAAAGAATACCTACTTTTGGCAATGGAGGAAAAGGTGATGTTATTGAGTTATATATATTCAAGCCATACAGAAGTGGATTCTACTACTATGCTCCAGTTGATTATAATGGATGCTTACAGTACTGCTCACTTGAAGAAGAAGTATCAAACTACCACATAAACAACATAAAGAATGGCTTACAGCCATCTTTATTGATTAACTTCAATAATGGTGTTCCTAATGAGGAAACTCAAGAGTTAATTGAAAGAAAGATAATGGAGAAGTTTAGTGGCTCTTCAAATGCTGGTAAATTTATACTTACGTTTAACGAGAGTGTTGAAACTAAAGCTGATTTAGAGCCAATACATTTACCTGATGCTCACGCTCAGTATCAGTTCTTAGCTGATGA